CCTGTTTACAGAAAGTAGCAGTTGAAACTGTTTCGGGATACACTAGATGTAGTGGTCAAACAACCTACAGACCACTAGATGTAGTAGACCAAGATGCCTAACCCACCGAAGCCAGCCGAACTAAAGCGGCTAACTGGTAATCCAGGGCGTAGACCCATACCGCAACCGGCCGAATACATACCAGGCGGCTACGTAGAACCTGAGCGACCTTTAGAGTTTGCCGGTATGCAACTATGGCGTTCGGCGATGAGCGTTGGCGAACAATGGCTAGCTCGCAAGACTGACACGCAACTTCTACTTTTAGTCTGTGAGCAGATGGACAGGCGAACCGACCTAATCGCCAAGATCCACGAAACCCAAGAATGGCGACTCTATCGAGCGCTACACGATTTGGAAAAGATGATCGCGGTAAACCTCGGCGTTCTGGGATTCACGCCGACCGACCGCACTCGCCTCGGACTTGCCGAAGTAAAGACCGCGAGCAAGTTGCAGGAACTACGCGAGAGATTAGGCGATGCAAGCTAACTGGCCTCCACGTTGGCTAACAGAAGTTCCCGAAGAATCCCTAAACAGCCCAAGAATTGACGCGGTTTTAGAGTTCGTAGATTGCTTCGGTGTCATTACTAAGGACTCCGTAGCCGGTCGAGCAGGAACGCCACTAGTCCTACGCGACTGGCAACGCGAAATGATACGCCGCATCTACGCCGATGATGGCAAAGGCGGGTTCCTTCATCGCATAAGTTACGTCGGTTTGCCACGCAAGAACGGCAAGTCTGCCATCGCATCGACCCTAGCCCTCGCCGATTTATTCGTTCTTGGAGGTCGAGGTGCTGAAATCTACAGCATCGCCGCCGAAAAAGAACAGGCTCGTATCGTTTTCGCGGATGCAAAAAGAATTATCGAAGCTCATCCTGAGCTTTCCGAAATAAGCAAGCTCTATCGCGACGCTATCGAAATCCCTTCGACTGGTTCGGTGTATCGAGTGCTATCAGCCGAAGCCTATTCAAAAGAAGGACTATCGCCGGTAGCCGTTTACGCTGATGAGATCCACGCGATGCCCACGCGTGAGCTTTGGGATGTTATGAGTTTGGCGATGGGAGCTAGAGGCAACCGCGCTCATATGGTCGGAATCACTACAGCCGGAACGCGTAGCGACCAGCTCGGCGGTGACTCAATCGCCTACAGCCTTTACAACTATGGCAAGAAGATTAGTTCGGGCGAGCAGTCCGACTCGACGTTCTTTATGGCGTGGTGGGAAGCGCCAGAAAACTCAGACCATCGCGACCCCGAAACTTGGAAGCTAGCTAACCCAGGTTACGGCGACATATGCGCCGCTGAGGATTTTCTTTCAGCCGTTCGCACAACTCCGGAAGCCGAGTTCCGTATCAAGCGAGTAAATCAATGGGTAAACACAAAGTCCGCCTGGTTGCCGGCTGGTGTTTGGGAGGGATTGGCCCAAGACTTCGAGCTTCAACCCGACGATGAATACGTTTTGGGCTTCGATGGATCTTGGAAAAACGACTCTACGGCTCTAGTTGCCGTGATACTTCCGCGAAATGAAGAAGAACAATACAAGGCTTTTCGCGTAGCAAGCTGGGAAAAAGACTTCGCATTAGACGACGACTCTTGGATAGTGGATAAAGCCGAGGTATCTAAAGCGGTTATTGACTTCTTTTTGGCTAATCCGAATTGCCGTGAAATAGTTTGCGACCCGACTTACTGGCAAGACGAGATGTTTCAATGGTCAGAAGCGGGGATGAACGTCCTCGAATACCCGAACACAATAAGCCGAACCGTGCCAGCCACGGCAAAGCTCTACGAAGCCATTATGAATAGCAAGCTAGTTCATAACGGCGACCCTGCTCTAGCTAGGCATATGGACAACTGTATTCTCAAGATAGATTCTGGCCGCGGCGCAAGAATCACGAAGGATTACAGAAACCCAAAGTTGAAAATCGACTTAGCTATAGCCTTACTAATGGCTTATGACCGAGCCAGTAGTAAACTTGAACCAGAGATAACGCCGCAATTCTTTATCTAGGAAGTTATGAGCGACATACTACAAATAGGCGGAGCAGTTTTAGTCACGCTAGGAGCAGGACTAATCTTTATTCCAGCGGGCTTCATCGTAGGCGGCATCTTGGCAATAATTCTTGGTATCAGTTTGGAGCGTAAGTAATGTTCGACCGCCTATTCCAGCAACGCGCTATTAGTTATCAGACCATCTTCGAGTCTGGTGATGACATAGTTTTTGGCAACTACAGCGGCACATACATAAACAAAGACACCGTATTTCAGGTAAATGCGGTATTTTCTGCCATTTCACTTATCGCAGATACGATCAGCACGCTCCCAATCGACGCTTACATTCGTCGCGACGGCGCTCGCTTCCCATTCAGACCTCGACCAATCTGGGTAACTCAGCCAGATATCAGCATCCCTAGAGAAGCTTTTTACAACCAAGTAATCGTTTCTATGCTCCTCGATGGCAACGCTTTTATCCGCGTGACCTCAAATGCACGAGGCGAAGTGGTGAATCTAACAGTTCTAAACCCTCAGACCGTAACAGTTACTAGAACCGGATTAGGAACTTTGGTATTTACGGTCGATGGTGAGGACAGAACTCTAACTTCTGAGGACATAATCTTTATTCCGGATGTAATGCGTCCTGGTGATCTACGCGGCATTTCAAGAATCAAGGCACTAGGCGAAACTTTTGGTTTGGCTCTCGCGCTCGAACGCTACGCCTCGACATTCTTTGGACAAGGCACAAACCTAAACGGCGTAATCGAGTTCCCTGGCAACTTGAACAAAGAACAGGCCGAGCAACTTGCATCTAGCTTCGATAATCGCCATCGCGGTTGGAAAAAAGGACACCGCACCGGAGTTCTATCGGGCGGCGCTAAGTTCGTATCGACTCAGACTGAGCCAGAAAAGGCGATGCTCGTCGAGTCACGCAACCAGTCAATCGCCGACGTGGCACGTGCCTTCAACATTCCACCGCACTTACTCGGATTACCAGGCACAACAAGCTACGCGAGCGTCGAGCAAAATAACCTCGCTTGGATTACCCACGGCCTCCGTCCAATTTGCGCGAAGATAGAAGGCGCTCTAAGCCCGCTCCTAAGACGTGAGCAGGGCGGAGAAGGCGCGTTTATCAAGTTCAACCTAGATGGACTAGCACGCGCAGACCTCCAAGCAAGAACCTCCGCTTACTCGACGATGCTACAAGCTGGCGCGATGAGCATAAACGAAGTCCGAGCACTAGAGGATCTACGACCAATTAGCGACGAGGCTGCCAACAACCCACGCGTTCCACTTGCGAACGTAAACCTAAACGCTGCCGACCTAAAGGCTATGCGTGAGCGCGTAACAATGGTTCGCGAGTTGGTATTCGCAGGATTCTCACCAGAACAGGCACTAGCGGCTATGGGCTTGCCACAGATTGACCACACCGGAGTTCCTTCAACTCAGCTACAACCCCTATCACAACTAGACCCGCTAGATCCTAAAGCGGCTTATGAGGTCGAATAATGGCAATTACCTACAACATTTACGAGATTGGTGATACACCATTAGAGATAGTCGCGCCATCTAGCGACTCGCAAAAGGTATGGATTCAGAATCTAGAGCCGCTATCCGACACCGATGAATATGCTCGCGCTGGTTTTATTTATCAAGTTTCGCAGAAGTTCGCGGTTGCTTCATCAGGAACAGTTAATTTGAACATCGCTACAGGTAGCGCAGGACTTCAAATAGAGTTTTATGAAATCCTAAGCGACACATCTAACGTGACCGCCACACTTATCGAAGGCGCAACAGTCACTACAGCGGGCAACGCTATTCCTGCCTACAATATGAACCGCAATCTATCGGACACAATACAAAGCACATTTAGCAGCGCTTCGACCGCTACAGGTGGTTCGGTTATTGCTCAGGAATACATAACCGCAGACAAGCACGCCGCGGGCGGTGGAGCGGGTAGCCAAAAGATTTACACGCTAAGACCCGATGAAGATTACGTAATGCGATTCGTAAACAATGATAATCAGTCTACTAACGTAGCTTTGCTTTTGGGATTCTCAGAAAAATACAATGGACTAAACCAGGTTTGGCTCGGTTCTTCCGCTGGTTCTGCCGTAACCCTACGCGGTCACGAAATGATCCAGCTTGACGTTCGTGGCGGTGAGCAGATTACAGCCGTAAGCGATGGCGGAACTAACACGGTAGTCGTTATGAGGCAGGACTAAAGTGCCTTATTTTATTTCGGACTCGAACCCCGATTGCTCAGGTTGGGCAGTCGAAAAAGAGGACGGCGAAGTAATCGGATGCCACGATACTAAGGAATCTGCCATAGATCAGATGGTCGCGGTATCCATCGCCGAAGGACTGGAACCAGGCGGCGAGAGAAGTGAGGAGCGCCAAGTAGACCTAACACCTCCGGCATACTTTCGAGCGTCCGCACGTCGCGGACTTCAATGGGTAGACGAAGGCCGAGCAGGTGACGGACTGCTACCACGCACAATTCGCGAAGCTAGGGCGATGGCAGAAGGCAACGTCACGGCTGATAAGTGGGTAAGACTTCGCGCTTTTCTCGCTAGGCATATGGTCGATTTTGATTCACCAGCCGCGAACCCAAATAATGAAGATTACCCAAGCCCAGGAGTCGTAGCGATTGCACTTTGGGGAGGCGGAGGAACGCGTAGATCTGCTATGCGTGCTTTGACCTATGCCGAAGGCGTAGTTGGTAGACTGGAAGAAGAAAATGAAGGCCGCACGAAAGGCGAAACCTTGAATAAGTTAGAAACAAGAGAGTTCGAGTTCGGTTTAGAACTTCGCGAAGAAGGCGACGAAATGAGCCTTACTGGTTACGCGGCTCTATTCAATTCACGTTCGGAAAACCTTGGTGGATTTACCGAAGTAATCGCGCCAGGAGCCTTCGCTCGCTCTCTAAAGTCGCGAAATGACATAAAACTTCTATGGAATCACGACACCAGCGCGGTTCTAGGCAGCACTCGCGCCGGCACTTTGAAGCTCTATGAGGACGAAAAAGGCTTGCGAGTCGAGGCTATTTTGCCAAATACAACTCACGGACGCGATGCAAAAGAACTTATCAAGCGCAAAGACGTAACAGGTTTTAGCTTTGGATTCACTATTCCAGGTCGCGGAGGCGATGAATGGAACGCCGAAGGAACTGAAAGAACCCTAAAATCCGTAAGACTTCACGAAGTTTCACTAACTCCGTTCCCTGCCTACACCGCAACTAACGGAACTGCCCAGGTTCGCGGCCTTGACAAACTAGCTAAGCGTGCTGAGGTCGATGCCGATGCTCTGGCAGACTCGCTAATAAAGTTGGAGCAGGGCGAGGAAATTACTTCCGCAGATCGTGACTTGCTAATGAAAGTTATCGACAGCGTTAGCCCACTAGCTCCCGCACCAGTCGAAGAAGTTGTGGATAACTCGCTAGAACTACTAGCCCTAAAGAAGAAGAAACTAGATCTATTAGCTAAGGTTCTCTAATGGCAAGTTATGAGGACATAAAGGCAACGATTCTAAAAGTCGCTGGCAACCCTAGCGCTGGAATTATTGCCGAACTCGCTCACGACTGGGCGCTTGAAATTGAAAAACTAGACTCCGCCTCCCAGCGGTCAGAAAAAGAAACCAGAGTAACCAAGCCAGCCGAAATACGATAACCCCTAATCGTGGCTGCCAAGTAGAAGTTTCTTCCCGCCAGTATTGCTCTTGGTCTGGCGGGTTTCTTTTTGCTTGCACACCGTAGGCTAAACTTTTATTACGGATTGTGAGTTAGCTCTGCCGTTTTAGTCGAGTGTCAGCACCACTAATTCCAACTAACAAATAAGGAGAAGTAAATGTCTGAGTTCATCAAGACACAGCAGGAACTTCGCGCAAACCTCTACGAGCAGGTAAAGGACGTTATCGAGGCTGCTGAAGCCCAGAAGCGTGGACTTGACCAGGCCGAGCTAGACAAGATCGCAAAGATTGAAGCCGATATGGACAAGGCTTCTGAGGCGATTGCAGTTGCTCAGCGTGCCGAGGAGCGTAAGGCAGAAGTTTCCGCAGCAGCAAAGGGATTTATCCCAGCAACCGAAACACGCGACACCGCCGAGATTTTCCGCGCGATGGCACGTGGCGAGGTTCGTTCACACAACTTTACGCCTGAAAAGCGTGCGCTAGTTCCAGCAACAGCAACCGTGCCAGTCGGTTTTCTGGACAGGGTATATGGGCTTGCAAGACTCGTCGGCCCGATGCTGGACGTATCCGAGGTAATTACCCGCACTAGCGGAGAGTCACTTCGTATTCCTACTTACACCGCATACAGCACCGCGACTCAATACGCCGCTGGTTCTGCAATCGCGGAGTCAAACCCAACATTCGACAGCATCCTTCTTACACCTAAGAAGGTTGGCTTCATCGTCCAGGTAGCTAACGAGCTAATTGACGACGCTGGTTTTGACATTGAAGCTGTTATCGCTGAGCAAGCTGGTAACGCCATCGGTTTCAAAATTAACGACTTGGCAACCGTTGGAACCGGCTCGACCGAAACGACCGGTATTGTTACCGCCGCTTCTTCTGGTGTAACTGGTGGCACAACCACATTCACCGCTGACCAGCTAATCGACCTTCAGTTCACTCTAAACGGTGCTGCTCGTCGTCTGCCTGGCGTTGCATATATGGCTAACACAACTTCAATGGGCGTAATGCGCAAATTGAAGGACGACGATGGCGCTTACCTATACACGGTAAACGTTGGCGCTCCTGACACCTTTGCAGGATTCCCAGTTTTGGAAAATCCCGCGATGAGTTCTCCAGCGACCGGAGTTAAGTCCGTGCTATTTGGACACTTCCCAAGCTACAAGATCGTAACAACTGGTCTAGAGGTTGCAACCTCGTCAGACGCATACTTCGCGAACGACGTAACCGCATACCGCTTTACCTACCGTTTCGATGGTAACTTGACTCACTCGGCTCACGTGAAGTATCTGGTTCACGCTTAGTCGATAAATAAGCTGGTAGGCCCCGCGTTGTAGGTTGCGCGGGGTCTATCTTTTTTTCTGGTATGTTTTTTCTATGACCTACAAACTAAAAGGCGCGGTAGCCATCGCCTCTAACTCAATCGGCTCATCCACCGGCTACGGAGTTCAAGGGCAATACCTAGCCGAACGACTTCTAAAGCACGGCATAAAGGTAGCCAATCTATCTAACTACGGCCTAGAAGGTCGAATCGACAAGATACGCACGCCATTCGGCGAAGTAAAGCATTACCCGCGTGGACACGTTCTTTATTCCGAGGATGTTATGCCTATCTGGGCAAAAGACTTCTTCGATGAATACCCTAAATTGCCTAACATTCTTTTCACGCTTTACGACGTTTGGGTATATAACAACCTCCAATACGAAGGCAACATAGTTAGCTACGTGCCACTAGATCACACAACGCTTCCGCCGCTCGTTGCTAAGTTCCTACTCCGCACGAACGTAACGCCTATAACTATGAGTCCGCACGGTCAAAGGCAGCTCGAAGCGGCAGGTATTGACTCGACCTACATACCTCATTCGGTCGATACAAAGATTTTCAAGCCAACCGAAACCTATAAAGGTATGAAGATTCGCGAGTATTTGGAAGTGCCAGAAGATGCCTTCCTGGTATCAATGGTTCAAGCTAACAAGGCCAATGGTCAAATTCACCGTAAGGCTTTGGCCGAGCAGTTACTAGCGTTCTCGATGCTCCGGAAAGAAAACAAAAACGCCTACCTCTATCTACATATGGAGCCAAACAAGGTATTCGGAGGCTTCGACATCGCCAAGTTACTTAGGGCGGTTGGACTAGACCAATCTTGCGTTCTAATAGCCGACTCGGATACGCTCCGCGTAGGATACCCTCAGGAGTTCCTAGCTGGCGTTTATACGGCCTCAAATGTTCTCCTAGGGTGTTCCTATGGTGAGGGCTTTGGAGTGCCTGTAATCGAGGCTCAGGCTTGCGGAACACGTGTTATTACGAGTGGCTTTGCAGCTACCCAGGATTTAGCTGGTTCTGAGTCCTGGTTAGTCGGTGGCCAGCCCTTCTGGGATGAAGCCCAGCAATCCTTCTTTTCCATTCCATTCGTCCAGTCGATATATGAAGCCCTAAAAGAAGCTCAGGATGCACCGCGAGGAGTATCGGAATCTTCTATTGAGTTCGCTAAGCAATTCGACGTAGAAACGGTTTGGAATAACCACTGGCTACCATTCTGGAAGAAGCAATTTGAAAACAACGATTAGCCTCCCGCTTGCTATCTGGGGAACCGGCTACGGAGAGTTTTTACCTCGCTGGCTAGAGGCCGTGCACCGATTGAACCGTTTGCCGGATGAAATTGTCTTGATAACGGACTGGAAAAACAGATACCTAAAAGAATTAGTCGATACCGACATTCCCTTTAAGTCTGGCTATCTTCACGTAGAGGATTATCGACTATGGGATTATGCCTGTCGCCAATCGACTTCGACCTGGCTAGCGTTCTGCAACGCGGACGATGAGTTCTTGCCTGGTGCGCTGGACTCCATAGATCAGGCAGAAGCCGAGGGCTACAACCTGATACTAGATTCTCTGATTGTCCGCCAAACTGGACACATATGGCGAAGCGAGTGGGATGCAAACATAATCCCTCACCGGTTTACGATGGTCGGCGCTGAGCCTATGACCAAAGAACTTTATGAGCAAGCTGGAGGGTTCAACCCTGAGTTCCAATTCCCAGACTGGGCTATGGCCGTCCATATGGTTCATAAGTCACTAGCTAGGCCATTTAGATCTAACACGGAACGCGCTTTATTTGACTCTGGGCGTGACCGAATCACGATGAGTGGAGAACAGCAAAACCCAAACATAAAGACCGCTGGCACGGCTCAGGTTCACGAATTAGCTAGAAGCCTTGGACTTCTATGAGGATTCTAGTCTTAGGCGCTTCTGGGATGCTCGGACATCGAGTAGCCAAAACGCTTAGCGACCTAGAGCTAATCGCACCTACCCGCCAGGAATACAACGCTTTCGATTCGCTAGATAAATACCTGCTCAGTAGTGACGACTGGATTGTAAATTGCATTGGAGCAATACCGCAAAAAGGTAAAGACGCGGACGAAATGAAACGAATAAACGCTGATTTTCCTAGCTGGCTTGCTCACAAAACTAAGGCTCGCATTATTCAGATCGCTACAGATTGCGCCTACAGCGGTTACACCGGCAACTACAACGAACTAAGCCTTCGGGATGCTAGGGATGGCTATGGTATGACGAAGATAATGGGCGAGGGAATCTCCGCGATGCGGCTTAGATGCTCAATAATTGGCTCCGAACTGACCGCTAAAAAGTCTTTATTTGAATGGGTAAAAAATCAGCCTGAGGGCGCAACCATAAAGGGATACATAAATCACCATTGGAACGGCATAACAACCGACACGTTCGCCAAGATAGTTCGCGGAATAATAAAAAAAGATACCTACCACAACTTTATTCAGCACGTCATTCCAGCCAACCAGGTAACTAAATACGAGCTAATCAAGCTCATAACTCAGCGGCTAGGCAGAACCGACATCGAGGTAATCCCGACTATCGCCGAGCCGGTAAACCGAACCCTGACTACGTTCTTTCCCGACATAAATAAAAAGCTTTGGAACTATGCCGAGTATCGCTATCCTCCGACTATCCAAAAGCTAATAGAGGAGATGGCGGTAGACTAGACCTATGGCCATTACTAACGGATATTGCTCATTACAGGAAATCAAGGCCGCGGCTCGTATTACAGATTCGGTAGATGATTCTCTACTAGAGATTTGCGTAGAGGCTGCTAGCCGACAGATTGACCGCGCTTGCGACCGCATCTTCTATAACGCTGGAAGTGCCGTTCGCGTTTATTTACCTACAGATCCTTACGCGGTTGAAATCGACGACCTGGTAAGCCTGACTACTCTAAAGACTTCTTCTGCCGCTGACCAAAACTACGACGTAACTTGGACTTCTGCCGATTACGAACTACAGCCACTAAACGGACGAGTTGGTGGTAGCTATTCTCCATTTACCGACATAAAGGCTATTGGCGATTATCTATTCCCAGTCTGGACAACTAACACCACAAACAGCAACGAAGCAACCGTGCAAGTTACCGGAGTTTGGGGATGGAGTGCCGTGCCTATCGACATCAAGCAAGCAACCATTCTTCTAGGTATGAGGTTGTTCAAGCGTTACGATTCTCCGCTAGGCGTTGCAGGATTTGGCGACATTGGAGCTATTCGCGTTGGTCGTATAGATCCTGACGTAGATGCGCTGATTATGCCGTTCAAGAAGGTAAGTGCCGCGTAATGGCAGCCGTAACCGTTAGCCAGATTCGCGATGGATTAGCTGCCAGGCTTGCCACCATTACAGGACTTCGGACGGCTTCGGTCATTCCTGACAACCCAGCACCTCCTCAGGCCATCGTTCAAGTAAATAACGTTGCCTTCGATGGGGCTTTTGCAAAAGGACTAACTACCTACACTTACGTAGTTTCCGTTATTGTCGGTCGAGTATCAGAACGCCAAGCGCAAGATCGCTTAGATGCGTTTACTTCGACATCCGGAAGCCAGTCCGTAAAGCTGGCTATTGAAGGGGATAAGACTCTCGGCGGTATCGTTTTCGATACACGCGTTACCGAACTGACTGGCGTTAGTGCGGTATTATTGGGAGAGGCAACATACCTCGCGGCGAACTTCGCCGTGACCGTTTATGCAGAATAAATAAGGAGAAAACCGTGGCCAAGTTCGTAGCGACTGACTACAACGTAACAATCAACGGCGCTAATTTTAGTAATGACTTGGCAGCCGTTACCCTTGACATCACCGCCGAGGAGCAGGAAACAACCGCTTTCGGTTCAACTTTTAGAAGCAGGGTTGGCGGACTAAAAGACGCAAGCATTACCCTCGACTTCCACCAGGACTTCGGTGCTGCTTCCGTAGATGCGACCCTATGGCCGCTACTCGGAACCAACGCAACCGTAGTTATCAAGCCAACCAGCGGAACAATCACCGCAACCAACCCTACATATACAGGCGTGTTCTTGGTTACTGAATACCAGCCATACGCTTCGAGCGTCGGCGATTTGGCCACGTTAAGTGTGTCTTGGCCGCTGGCTAGTGGTTCGGTGACTCGCGCAACCGCATAAGGAAAACTAAATGCAAATCAACCTACTAACAACCTTCAGCGACGGCAATAAGAAAACGATTAGCGCTACCGCGGCGGATCTAGTTGCCTTCGAAGCTAAGTTCGACCTCAGCGTGGCACGCCTTGAAAAAGAAGTGAAACTAACGCACCTCCTATTCTTGGCGTGGCACTCTGAGAAAAGAACAAAAGCAACAGCCCTAGAGTTCGAAGCTTGGGTAGAAACCGTTATCGGTGTAGAGGCTGAAGAAGTAAAAAAATAGTTGGGCTAGGCGATAGCTCCTACCATTGGCTACTCGCTCACCTAGCCTACGAATACAAACTAAGCCCACGCGAGCTAACGGAATTATCTCCGAGGATGCTTTGGACTATGGGCCGGTATTTAGAGTCACTAAATAAGAAACAACGCCGGCGGTAGAATTGAAGGGTTAGGAGCTACCGCGTGATAGGCATAGAACAAATAGACGCTACAGAGCTACGTAAAGTTCTAAAAGTCTTGAAGGCTGTAGACCCTGAAACTTCGGCGAGCCTACGCAAAAATCTAAAAGGCCCACTAGTTCCCTTGGCTCAGCAAATAGCAAGTGCTACGCCACAAGAAGCTCCTCTATCTGGATTCGCCCACAATGGCGATACTGCCTACGCACCTCCTAAAGGCAAGGTTTCTTACACACCAGGTAAAGGTCGGAGTGGAGCTAAAAACCTTATTTCCATTCGCATAGATGCGGGTAGAAAACGAGGCTTCTATATCGCCGAACTAGCTGGCTCTAGATCTACTGGCTACACCGCAAGCGGTCGCGCTCTTATTGAACAACTAAACGCACGCTACCCGATGAAGGGCAAGGGCGGACGCTTTGCTTACAAACAATTTAGATTTATTAGACCTGACGTTGTAAGAATTGCAACCGAGATTTTGAACGACACATTCAAAGACCTAGAGAGGATGCTGGACTAATGGCTATAAACCTCCCCATAGTTTCTAAGTTTCAGG